ACTATAATGGTATGGATAGGAACTACAACCGCAACAACAGTTATGGGCTTCAAAGAGGGCTACGATAAGGGTAAGGAAGACTACATACCTAAAGCCTTTGAGGATGAGGTTATAGCAAGAGTTGAGACTATCCAGTCAGTGTAATATTAAGGGGACACTTAGGTGTCTCCCTTTTTTACAGATACTTTAAACCTAATAGGAGAAGATATGGCTTACAAAATAATCAATGCTTTGATTGCTTACTGTGACCAACAATTAAATGGTAAGAATGTGAATAGAGAATACTTTCATGCATTAACCAATGCAAAGAGTGCTTTAGAGGCATTACTACCATTCCATTAATAAGAAGAGGGGACACTTAGGTGTCTCCCTTTTTTATAGAAAAGGAGAGTGGCTAACTACTTAAGATAACATAGTTCCTTAAGATTAACCTTGGTATACCACCTCCTTGAAGAAATAGAAAACTATTATAGGAGTAATAAAAAATGAATGAATTTCTAATACTATTAGATAAACTTGAAGAGAATAGGCACTTAATTGAGAACGCTGAATATGTTGCAACAAGCGTCGCTGGTGACCATACTGATGAACAAAGAGCTTCGGCTAAGATAGCTACAGCTAACATCTTTAATGCTATTAAACTCTTAGAACATGCTTCTGATACAGAGAATAAGAACCACTCTTCATTTACAGCTAAGCAGACAGATGAGCAGATAATTGAAAGACTAACATCCGCTAATGATCATCTACACAAGAGAATCAAGATGCTTAAGAGGAGAATAGAAAGAAATCGGCATCTTATGACCGAATAATAAAGAGGAGGCACTTAGGTGTCTCCCTTTTTTACAGTATAACTAAAACTAATTATAGGAGTAATAAAAATGAACCCATATCCTTATGGAGAATCAAAATGGATGACAGATTATATGGACTTTGGTACAGCTCAAAGTACTGAAGAAATGTTAGAAGAATTAAAGAAGAAACTTAATGACCCAGCACACCTTAATCTTGTGATTCGAGAACAAGATGAGAAAATCGATAGGCTTGAAGATACTATTTATAAGCTTAGAGCACCTCTTATGCTGAAGATTAAGTGGAAACTTGCAACCTTAATCAATAAACTACCAAAGATTAGAATAGAATGGTAGGAAAAGCGAGGCACTTCGGTGTCTCCCTTTTTTACAGATAAATAGAAAGAAAACTATGCTTATTGTAGAAGAACATATCGAAACAGTTGTTGAAGATACTACAAACACTCCTACTTGTCTGTATTGCAATAATAAAGCTGAAGAACCAATCACTCTTCAGCAAGAGCCAAGCAAAGTTCAAGTAACTATGTGCTCTGATTATTGCGCAAAGACACTTGAAGAATGTGACCAAAACTTCATACGACTGTAATAAAGAAGAGAGATGTCTTAACAGATGTCTCCCTTTTTTACAGATAATTAAAGGAATTGCTATGTTAAACAGAATAATAACATTCACAGTATTAGGCTTATTTTCAGCCTGTTTCTGGTACTTGATAGTAGGATATGGTTTGGGTGGAGAAAGCTTCTTGAGCAGCCCATATAACGCAGTAAAACACATAGTTGTAATGAATACAAAAGAGTGTCAAGCCTCTTGGTTATTCTTAGGATGTGTATGTGGCTATTTCACACCAAAGTTCAGTTAAGAAAAAGGAGATGTCTAATCAGATGTCTCCCTTTTTTATAGATAAATAAGAGGTAAATGTGAATCTAAAATGGTGCGTAAATAATGAAGAACTAATATTTGAAGATTGGTTAATAGTAAATAACGATGAATTAAATATTATGTTTGCAGAGAATGGTAGTGATAGAGAAATGGATTTTGATTTTGAAGACGAATGTAGTAAGATATTTGACTTCGAAATGGATAATCGCATAAACATAAATAACCACTCTGTTCAACCTATGGATTAATAATAAAGGAGATGTCTTAATTGATGTCTCCCTTTTTTGTAGAGTAATAATGCTCTACAAATTGAGGTAAATATGTTTCATGTAATAGTAGATACAATAGTAAATGATTTCACACCTGGTCCCGATACAACACTCTACACAGTAGTTGATGATGAGGGATATAGGGTTATGCAAACTAACGACTCTTGTGAGGCTTTCTCATATGTTGCTAAGATAAATGATATTAAGCGAACATTAAGAGGTTGTTAGAAATAAGGAGGCACTTAGGTGTCTCCCTTTTTTATAGATAATTAAAGGAAAACTTATGATAAGTGAACTAAAAGTACTTGAAAGTGGTGCAGGATTTTATATTGGTACTACTTATAAAGAATATGATATGGAATTACCATACTCCAGAGTATCTGGGTATTATCCAACCCATAAAGATGCTGAAACAGCATTAAATGGTAAGACCTATGTTAAGAGAGCGCATCCGTAAGGGTGCTCTCCCTTTTTTATAGAATTATAGCGGGATGACGGCTTCGGTTAACATGTCTATCTGTAAGGATAGAGTCTTGAAAGGAAGCATTAACTGTGTGTGGATGGTGCTGGAATGGTACTATTGACTACATGCTGTTGAAACATGTTAAACGGGACAACCTAACAGGAGGCTAATTACCTCCACTGAATATTCGTATTCGAATGGGATAATATGTCGTTAGAGTTAAGGTGATGTATATTTTGTGTGGGCCCACAGAGCAGCAAGGTAACATTATCTTTATTGGAGTGCAAATCTCCATCCCGCTTCCTTATTTAATGGAGGTAAAAGGAACTTGAGTGTCGAAAGACAAGAAGACCTATTGACAATTTAGTCAGCCTCCATCTTTACAAACTATTAAAAAGGAACGCAATGAAAACAATAGAAATAACACTATGGTGCGAAGAACCTAAAACAATACCCATTACCGATAAAGAAATTGACCTATTAAACGATATGATCTATTGGCTAAAATGGGGAGATAAAGAGCAGAAAAAGAAAGCAAGGAAAAAAGCTTTAGGACAAATCTATTATTCCAATAAAACGCTTTGGGATGCTTGGACAAGCTCATTATGTAAAGTTGATTTTAATCCATTTAGAAAAGAAGATGAGGAGATATCTTAATTGATGTCTCCCTTTTTTACACATTAATGAGAGGTAAAAATGAAAGAAATACAAGAAATGGGTAAAGGTATCGAGGAATTTAGCAATTACTTAGAAAAAGCCTTACCAAATTTTAAAAAAGACACTATTGGGTCTGTTAAAATGCAATTAAAAGCACAAAAACAGGTAACTGATGAGTGTAGAGAGATAATAAAGAGCCTTGAAGAAGAATTAGCTGAATCAAAACGATTTATTTCAGTACAAAGGCAAGCATTACTCGATGCAAGCGCAGTTAAGCGAAGATTAGAGAAAGAAAAGAACGAGGCATCCTTATAGGGTGTCTCCCTTTTTTATAGATGATATGAAATGTATTCGTATCCGTAACTAAATGTAGAAAGGGTTAATCAATGAATTGGTTATCTTATATCGTAACACCTAAAAGTCAAGACAACATCCAAACAGCAGATATATCTAAAGCAGATTTATTTGTATTCCCAAAAGATGATTGGTCTGAAGACAAGGTAAAGATTGTTGCTGATTTTCATGAATTTCGTGGAGATATCAGGTCAAGTGCAAATGATAATTGCTTTAATGTCTACAGAAAGGCATATGAAGAGGTTAAACCTAAGTCAAAAGCATGCAAAGAGCTAACAGCACTATTAAATGTAAGTGCAAATTAGATGATTAGAGGGAGCTTCGGCTCTCTCTTTTTTACAGATATATTAAAAATACAGCCTAAAAAAGCCTATTCCTTTAAGATTGGATAAGACTGATAGTATTCGTTGCTTTCTTTCCACTTGACAACAGTAGAAGGACTTAAATCAATTTTCTTAAAAACACCCTTATCATCTAAAAGAAGAGCAGTTGATTCAAAGAAAAGATTTTTTCCAGACTTGGAATGTGTTTTGCATATTTTCCAAGTGGTTTTCCTATCCTTTGGAGAATTATCCAAATTGTGAGCGTGAATTACAGGCAATCTCCATATATCTTCTGGGCAAACCATATCATTCCATACGCAATCATTAACAACATCAAAAGCATTCTTACCAAATATATCGGCATACTTTTGAGTTGAGTTTACGAATGTCTGTTTATCTGTATTCACAATAAATTGCATCCTACTATGGTCTAAAGATAAAGTAATAGGGATTGGGGTTTTGGAGATTAAATCATTCATACGAGATTCAAGACTTTTAATTGTGGTGAGTAATGCAGAATTTTCTTCTTTAAGAGACAAGACTCGTTCCCTTAAATCGGTCTTATCGGACCTTAAGTCTGAAATTATATCTCCAGCATTAAGTATCATTCCTTCTCCTTCCGTAATTTCAGCTTCCATAAGCTCGATTTTATCATCCTCGAATATGATTTCTTGGTCAAGTGCATTGGCAAGAGAAACAAGGTTAGACTTACGAATAGATCTGACCTTGCCAGTCCTCCATTTGAATATCATCTGACGAGATACACCAGCTTTTTCAGCGATTTCAGTATCATTTAAAGTAGAATTACTTATTAGGCTTGATACCGTTGACATGATATCAGCTTTATTAATTTGGGGAGACATTGCAGCTCCTTTATTTATATTAAGAGTAATAGCTAAGTGTAATTTAGTTAAATAAGGTTAACTTCGCACAGTTAATTCTTGTTAACTTTCGTTACTTAACGAAGTACAATTCTCCCTTTTTTTTAGATTAATAGAGGTAATACATGAAGATAACAGGTAAAAATACTTGGAAATTCCAAGACGACTTCTTCAATGATAGTCAGGCGAGAGTTTCGTCAACTATTGTTGAAGAAAAGATACTATGTGATGTAAGAACAGCTACAAAGCAAATAAGGTTTACACATGAATTTATTCACATAGACGATATAAAACAGATAGTAAAAGAGTTCGATATGCAGATAGAAGATGCAAAACGAAGAGACATTGAAAACGAAGAGAACCTAATCAAGGAGCAAGATCATGAGCTTGAGAGCAGCAGCAACAACAGCTAAAGCAGTATCAGCTATAACTTGGGCAGTAGAGTCTACAGGTAGGCTTGTAGGTAAAGGCGGCAGAGCCTTCTACACAGCAGTAAAACACAAAGACTATTACCATGTAAGTATAGTAGAGCCATCTTCAGGTGAAGTTATTGACCAAAAAGAAATGCAAACTATGGATGATGTTAAAGGAATACTTAACTCATTAAAGCATTTTAAAGGAATGCAGTTAATAATAAAGCAAGACTCATGATTAGTTGCTACAAGGCATACTCAGACGATGGACATGGATGGCTAAGAGTAAGTAAACTGAAGCTTCAATCACTAGGGATAATGGATAAAATATCAGCACTATCCTATGAAGATGAGGAGTATTTATACTTAGAAGAAGACTTGGATGCAGGGATATTTCTGAGTACTCAAAAAGATGAAGATATTGATATTGATGAGCATTACTGTACAGAGTCACCTATCAGAAAACTCAACCGTTATAAAGGAGGATTATCATAATGGCAACATATGATTGGATATCTGAACTAGGCTTAAAACCAATAAAGTCTAAAATTGGAAAATTCGATGAAATAAGGCATATGAATGTTAGTGAACTTAAAGCCTTTACAAGACAGCCAGATAATAAAGCGGCTGACAATCGAGTTGTTAAGAATGTTCGCAGAGCAAGTGAAAGAGATAGATTGATATCATCTCAATTGGTATATGCGAGAAATAGATTAAGACTTACCTCTTAATCCTTGGGGGGAGCTACGGCTCTCCCTTTTTTATGATATTAATAGGAAAGTATCTGGATATACCAATAGCAGTCCTGAGAAGCCAGACGAAGTTTATTCCAGGAACCCCAACAACAGTGTTAAAGGTTTGCAATCTATAATGTGACTTAGTCTCCTATAATACAGTTAGTTGAAGGCTCTACTATTGGGTGATGAAAAAGCTTTCCTATAAAATTAAAAAGAGAGAGTTACGGCTAAAACCACCATTCGTTAAGCCTAGAGCGATAACACTACATGTGTAGGTCGTATGCAAG